TCAACGTGCTGCATAATTAGCGGCATGCCTTCCGAACCTTGCGTCGTGTCCAGGAACGTGAGGCCGCCGAGCACCTTCTTATACACGTCTCGCTCCGTATCGCTCAGCGCCATCCACGCCATCTTATCGTCATCAAGCGGGATTTCGTGCTCCCGCCAGATTTGCATAAAGTTCTGATCGAGGAAGTCCTCGGAGTAGTCGTCGTCAGGTCGGTTCCAGTTAACAGCGCGGATAATGTTCGTCATATAAAGAATCAGTCTCCTCTCGTATTTAGACAGCGCATGAAGTACACTCAGATACGGGTAGCAATTTATTACGCGTATAGTACAGTGATTTAAGGTCTAGTTTATGTGCGTATAAATAGTATTGGACGAGTTCGTTGGTCGGTGTATTCGAATCTACGAAGAGGATCGTCGATATCCCCTGATCCACGTGTCGCTGGATTGTCGCAACCATTTCGATAATTTTGCGCTGGTCCATTTTAAACGCGCTGGTATACGATATCTTGTTCTCACGCGTCAGGTATGGTGCCGGATAGTACGTCGTGGAGTTTCCGTACGTACGTGTCTCCATAACGTCGGAGATAGGCAACACGGAGCTCGTCGCGTTCTGTACGTACGAGATACTTTGCGTTGGCGCGATTGCGAGTCTATACGCGTGCCACAACCCATGCTCCTTAACGTCCGCGGCCAAACGCTCCCACTCGTCAGGTCCCGGAAGTTCCAACCCTACGCTGGTAAATAGATCCGCCACTCTTTCGAATTTCGGACGGAAGTCATTTTCGATGTACTGCGTGAAGTACACTCCATTGGCGTAGTCCGAACGGTCAAATCCGTAAAAGGACTCTCCTCGCTCCTTAGCGATCTGCATCGAACGTTCCAGCGAGTAGTAGTTGATCACGGCGAAAAATGCGTCGGCAAATTCGCGTCCGAGTCCGGATTGGTACGATATGCGGTTCTTCATTAAATATCCGTGAAGGTTCATTGCGCCGAGTCCTACGCTATGCATCAAATCGTTAGCCTTTCGTACGCCTGGCGCGTTCTCAATCGATGTCATATCGGATACTGCGGTCAGCGAATCCATTGCGGAATGAACAGCGCGACGTAAGTCTCCGGAATCCATTGCGGTAACGATGTTGAGCGACGCGAGATTACACGAGATATCGAGGCCAATTTCGTCCGGCTGTCCGTAGTCGTTGATAATATTAGTTTCCATCAACTGGAAAATTTCCGTGCAGAGGTTTGACATCTTCACCTGGCCGACGCCTTTCAGCGCATGACCTGCGTTCGCATTATCCTTGAACATGAGATACGGATATCCCGATTCGAGCTGCGTCGTTGCAATCTTCGTTAGCATCTCACGCGCATTTAATTCCCGCTTCTTAACGGACGGATTCGCAACGAGCTCGTCATACATCGCGCTAATGTCCATATCGTCCAAGTGCGTTCCGTACGTTTTGTGCACGGTGTGTGGCGCGAACACGTAATAAGGCGCGTTGGCTCTCGCTAACTCGATAAACTTCGATGGAACGATAAGTCCGATCGACAGCGTTTTGAGGCGCGACCGTTCATCCGCGTTGATCTTCTTCGCGTCAAGTAGCTCCATTACGTCCCATCCGAAGATGTTGTAATAGACTGCGCCGCTCCCTTTCCGTTGTCCCATTTGATCCGCATATGAGAACGCCATTTCGAGTTGCTTAGCGACCGGAAGTATGCCCTTTGCTACGCCTTCCTCCTCCTTAATCGCCTCGCCCCGTCCGCGCAGCTTCGATAGGTTCAGCGCCACGCCGCCGCCGATTTTCGAAAGTTGCATCGCGGTATTATGTGCGTGGCCGATCGCGTTAAGACTATCGTCAAGCTCCGTAAGGAAACATGATACCATTTCGCCCCGCCTCGCTTTGCCTGCGTTGAGGAACGTAGGTGTTGCCGGTTGTACTCCGTTAAGATAGCCCCACATGAGCTCCCGCGCTTGTTCGTAGTTACCTTGCGCCAGATATAGCGCGATGATTGCGTAACGTTCTTCCGGCGATTCCAGGTACGTTTTCTTATCGCGAGTCTTGAGCGCATAGTCCGTATAGTATTTGAACGCGGCCATGTACGAAGCGAATCGCAAGCCCGCGTCGTCAGCCATGCGGTGAACATCCGTAATCTGTTCCGGAGTGTATTGCGCCAACACTTCCGGATAGTAATATCCGTTATCGACCATGTACTGAACGCGCGCCATTACGGAATCAAACCGCATCTTATTATAGCGAATGAAACGCATGAACTCCTCGACGGCCTCCGTATCCTTTTCGAGCTGGTAGAATCCGTCCTTCTCCACGGTAACCTCGTTATTTAGTTCGATATATCTATACGTTTGCGACAAGCGCGTCCACTCCTTCGGTGAATTTTTGTATGTCGGTAGGCGTGCCTGCCAGTTCGAATTTGCAAACGATCGGCACTCCGTACTGATTCGATATTTGATCCGCAGCGAGTGCGTAAGCCGGTCCGAAATTACGGTTGCCGGACGCAGCCACGCCGCGTAAGTATTCGTTGTTATATGCGAGGAATTTGCGCGTCTTAGCCGGAACTTCTCCGATCTTATCCGTATATGTTACGAGGATAAACGGTTCAGTTACGCGTAGATCCTCCGTTAACTTTTGCGTAGGATACGGGAGACGCCGCGCGAATAGGCCGACATTTCCCGTACGTGATGCATAGACAATTAGCATTATTCGCGCTCGCTCCTTTCGTATATTGCGCGGGTTTCGGCGAGTTTCCGTTCGTACTTATCCGCAAGCCCCCGGTATATCGCGACGGACCGTTCGAGGGCTGCGATTTCCTGGCGTTGGTGTTCAGCTAGGCGTGCGGCTAATTCGTTCATGCCGCGGCCACTTCCGTATCAATTAAGTTCTCGCGAATAAGGTACGCCAGAATTACGGCCGCAGCATCCGAGTCATCGTAACCTGCCGCGAACTTGTAATCGGAGGGAAGGCGCAGATATTTCCGTACGCCCTCCGCGACATCCTTCTTCTCCGCCTTTCCGTTGTCTGCTACGAGTTTCTTAACGGCAGTCGGCGCAAGTACCGGCTTAACGTCGTCCACCGTATAGCCGAACGAGTGTAGAGCTCGATCAGCCGCCGCCCATGCGTTAAATATCGTCTGAGTAGCGCGTTTATTGCGGCCCGCCGTAAAGTCCTCGCGCAAGATAACGTCGAACGGTAAATGCGCGTATACTTGGTGCGCGATGAACGATTCGACGACTACGGAGCGCGTTGCGTCGTTGATATCCGTATCCGTTGCGACTGAGCCTGCGTATACGAGTGTTGGGATGCGTTCCTTAACGTCGATTACCGCGAGGCCGGGAGACAACGATAAGTCGAGTCCGAGATAACGTTTAGGCCGCTCTTTGTGTTTCGCTATGATCATCGCCTCCTAGCGCGTCAAGTACCGCAGTCAGTTCGTCAACAAAGCGCCCTTCTCCGTCGTAACCTTGGCCGAGCCGCCCGTTTTCGATACGGTGGCTTAACACCTCTACGTTAGTCTCTTCCGGACTCCACTGTCCCTCCAGACCGTAGCACGAACAGTGTCCGCCATTAACTTCGTAGAGTTTTCCGTCCTTATTATCGCGGTAAAGGACAAACGCGGTTCCTTCGTACCAGATGTACGTGTAGCAGGCGAGTAAGATTTCGATATCCTCCGGTTCCTTTACGTCAAAATCGCGATATACTTTGTCCGCGCTATCCCAATCCTCAAGGTAAATTCCGCTCATAATTACGCAGCCTCCTTCGCTTGGCTCTCCGCTTCCTCGGCCCTGATCCGCTCAATATCCGCTAACGCCTCCGCCGGTCCGCGCTTCTTCCAGTCCGGTAGACTAGAACGCATAATCGCGGCGACCTTCCGCCTTAACGCTTCAACCTCGTCCTCCGAAAGTGACAACGATACCGTCCGCTTGAGATCGAGGAATAACCATTTATCGAGATCCAACGCAGGCGGCTCGCCTTTATTCGCAGCGTCAACGATTCCGGCGAAGTGATCGAGCATTTCCGCGCGCATCTCATCCGTAATATGGAGACCAAACGCCGCTATGTCCGGATACTTTTCGATATCCGCGTCAGGCATCGCCCACGCCTTTTTACTCGCGTTAACGTAGAGGATTACGTAATAGTCGACGTCATACATGATCGAATAGCAGACGCATTGTTTAACGTGGTCTTCCTTCGCACCGTTCCGCATGGAGTAGCCAGATGTCGCGGAGTACGTTCCTTGCTTCGATTTGATTTCGAGGCCGACGCGGATTGTCCGTCCGAGCTCCGGTACAAACACGTTCATGATGCCGTCGCAAGTGCCGTATAACGCGAATGTCTGGCCGCCGTGATTAACGATATGGCCGCGTTTGGCGAAGTCCTCGAATACCGGCTCTCCGCGGTCGTTGCGGTCGAATGAAAAGCGCGGATTCTCTCCGTAATGGCGTGCGTAGTGTTTCTCCGCGAACAGAATATCGCGCTGAATGACATCGCCAATTGCCGTACCTATCCGGACCCAACGTCCTTGGTGCGCAGGCCGATCGGATGACTCACGTTTAGCGCCGCGCATCTTTTCGTAAAGGCCGCGTGCGTCGGAGTTGGCGGAGCTTGGCGAGAAATACGGAATGCCTCGCGGCGGCCATACTTTGCGCGATTTGTCCGTGAGGATATCGGAGTACCACCGGTGTATTTGCGTGTCGAGTACGTCGTCGTACACTTCTGGCGCGGAATGCCACGCGTTTAAATGCTCCGTAAATTGCTCCGCGATTCTATTTGCGATTAGTTGATTATCCGTAATTTAAACCGCCTCCTCTATTTTAGTTAATGACTTTCCATCCGTACCCGGAGCCTTTTTTCGTTTCTTCAAGCGTACGACTGGATAAGCGCGTTCCTTTGAAGAAGTCAAACACATCCGCCATGTATAGGGAGTATCGCTGACCCGAAATTGTGTCCTCCACGATAAGTCCCGCACTAGACCGCGATGAGAACCAATCGACAATACGGAAATCTCCGGATACTTGACATTTATCCCGCGATACTAATTCGGTATGGCAATGACATCGGAAGCACCATTTACTCTCGGACTCTTTGCCGCACTTCGGACACGTCGGCATATTAATCTTGCCTTTCGCCATCTACGCAACCTCCTTCGTTTGTCTACGTTCAATCGTACGCACAATCGCGCCAGGCGGCGTGTAAGTCAGCGGCCGCTCCGGACTATCGACGACGACATTGCGGTATGTGATTCCGCTAACCTCCGCCTTCTCTCGCAGGATTGCGTAAAGCTGCAGCGTAGCCTCCACGTCATTCATAGCGCGGTGATGTCCGTTAAGCGCGATTCCGTAACGCTCACATGTCGGCGCAAGGCTGGCGTTCTCATCCGGATCGATTAGGCGTGACATGGCGCGAGTGCAGGCGAAGTTGTCGGTGTCAAAATCGGTTTGCGCGCGAGTTATGAACGACAGGTCAAACGGAGCATTATGCGCAACAATTGTGTCGCCCGCAAACCAGTCCAGCGATATTAGAGCGCTGATAACGTGAGGAGCACCGCGCAAATCCTCCGTCTTAATTCCGGTGAGCTCCGTTATGAACTCCGGAATCTCCACAGCTTCGCCGTTTACCGTCGGCAGCGCAACGTACGTCTGGAACCGCCCAATCTCGCGGATATAACCGCCGGGCCCAACTTCCGCACGGATCGCGGCGATTTCCGTAATGTGATCGGTGGCCGGATCGAGTCCGGTTGATTCGATGTCAAATACCGTTACGATTTCGTTCTCCATTACGCAGCCTCCCCGTATTTATTCGCAAACTCCGGCAACGGCCGGTTATTCACGTAGTCCCATTCGTCCGCTGAATACTCCATCATCCAGCGCTTTTGTATCGCAATGTCCGTCGTAAGCGGTACGCTCAACTCGGAAGTCTTCGTCATCACTTCGTTAATGAGCGCGATTGTTTCCGGAGTCACCTGGTCGTCTGGAATGCTTACGATAACTTCATCGTGTATTGACGCGTTAAACTCCCATCCGCGTTCCCGACAAATCTGCGCCATACGGATACCGATGCGCTTAAGAATGTCAGCGCCAGTTCCTTGGATAACCGCGTTGAATGATGCGCGTTCCCAGTAGCCGACATTGCCGCGATCCTCCGCGATCTTATCGATCTCTTCCTGCAGCGTGGTAAGTTTACGTTGATCCGCGTCGGTCGGCTTCGTTTTGTTGCGTAGTGCCTTCCGTTCTGTATACAAGCGGATTAAGCGCTGTTCATTCTTCGCGGCCGCTGCAGCTACACGTTTATAATCCGGAAAGCGTCGTTTACGGCCGAATAGTGTTTCGACATAACCGTGCTGGCGCATGAAGTCGCGGATATCAGCCACCATCGTTTTAAACGACGGAAACGTCTGATCGAAGTTTTCGAAGAACATCTGCGCAACATCGTCAGTAACCTGCATCTTCTTTGCGAAAGATTTAACGGACTGATCGTAGGATACGGCGAGCTGGCCCGTCTTCATCATGACGCGTGGCTTGAACTTGCCGGTCGGATCATACGCTTTGTCGACGCAATACTCTTCCGCGAGATCAAACGTCATCATCGCCATCGTCGTATAAAGGTCAACGCCTTCAACGAATATCTGGCGCATAGAGTTATCGCTGTATTTCGTATACATGATGTGACTCATTATGCGCGGCTCAATCTGGCCTAAGTCGGCGCCTACGAACGTGAAGCCTTCGCGTGGAACGAATTGATTACGGACACGGTTACCTGCACCTTTTGATGGTAAATTCTGGGCATTTAGGCCGCGCCTTACCTTACGGTTGTCTGAGATGAGCTTACGGACGATAGCATGGTAGTTCGCGTCAGTTATTTTCACTCCGGAAATATTACCGCCTCCTTACGGCCATCTTTGTAATAAACGTAAGCTTGTTTACGGAAGAACCCCGCAGTCATCTCAGTTACTGCCGTTCCGTAGATCGAAGGAACCTCCTTGCCGTCCGACTCGTCCCATTGTTCGTACCAGCGGTCACCGCAACACTCACAGTCAGCACCGGTATCACAGCCGTTAAAGTAAACGCCGACGTTCTCCGCTCTCTCGTTTGCGTCTTTAGCGGAATCCGCCTCAACAATTACGTACTCGCACACGCGGTTGTTTACATCAAATGTCCCACCTGAATTGTTTTGCGAAAATGTATAGAACATATTTATTCCTCCGTTTCAAATTCGCGTAATATGTCGATCGGTCTTCCGCTATAACCTGACGAACTGTAGCGCCCTGTCGCGGTTCCTCCCGCTTTGAACTCCGAGTGTACGCGCCCATCTACTTCGATAATGGACGATTTGCCCGCGCTCCCTAACATCGGTTGAATATACGTTGTTAGCAGCTTCTCGTACGCAGCTACGGTCGCCAGCGGCTTTAGCGCCTCCTCCTCTTCGTAATACGCCTCCATGACGTCCGCCGCCGTACTACGTGCCTTACCGCGCTTAAACTGTCCGGTGCGGTCGCGTATTCCGAGGTGGTCGTATATCAAGTACGCAAGGTGATTCCCGTTAGTAATTGAAAACTCCGTTATGTTAAGTGGCGCGTGCTCTTCGTCGGCCGGCGCTAAGTTTTCCGCCTTCAATTGCGCAAGTCTATCGATTGCGTTCGTATACTTCTTGAGTTGTGTTTTGCCGGCGACCTCACACTCCGAAATAATGGCGCGTTGTTTCGTCTGCGCTTCCTCATTCCTTGCGATTCTCTTACGTTGCTTATCAATCCAGTCCGCAACCTTAGCCGCGTTGATCGTTCGGTCCATCTTACGTACAAACGCGTCGTCAATCTGGTATGCGTCAAATACGTCGGCCCGCGCCTTCTCAAGTAGCGGTTCGAACTCGGTTTCTAACGCGGCGAGTCCGTCAATGTCAACGCAGAAGCCTGACCGCGCCAAGAATACGTCTGTCTCCGGAAGCCTCGAGTCAATCTGCGCGTAACATTCGAGGAGCTTGCCGGGCTTATCTGCGGACGGCGTAACGCGCATCTGTTCGAATTGCCATTCCGTAAGGCGCCAACCGTACAGAACGTCCTTTATCGCGTAGATTCCGACGAGTTCGATACTAAACGGAGCCGGTGAACGGTTTCCGAACATATCCTCGAACGTATAGACCGGGCCATCGATTCCGAAATACCGTCCATACTTCGCGGTTAGCGGCTTGAGACCGAAGTACTCTTCGTGTTCGTTCAGCGAGTTCATCGCATCAAGCGAATCCCATACGCAGCCGTGAATCTCGTATCCGTCCTTAATCGCAACGTGTAAGTCATAGCGCGCCGATCCCATATGAAACGATTTGCCGTGCGTTGGTTGCGCTAGATAGGGCGCGATTGCCGCAAGGACTTTTGAACGCGTGAGCTGGCGGTCGGTTGATTTATGCGCGCTCATATCGTCAAGGAACTCGAAGCCCGATTCGCCGCGCATATCAACGTGTCCATACGGAAGGTAATAGCCTTCGTCCAGTAACGGAAGCCACACGCTATATCCGATTGATATGTCAATGTACGTGTCTACTCCGGTACCCTCGAAGTCATTCGCGGTCAGCGACTTTACGCCAAGTACCGCCCACCTGTCCGGCCACTCCGCCATTTGGCGCCGACACTCCTCGCGAATACGTTCGACGAACGCAGGTAACTCCGCGTCATCCGTTACGATGTGGAAATTCGCCGGCTTTGACGCTAGTGTCTCCGCAACTTTTTCCGCGCGCTGATCCGTCTGCCTTTGCCGTTGCATATGCTCAGCCGCGCGGATTACGTCTTCCTTCGTAACTTGGCCGCCAGAGGTACGGAGAGTCGGACGATTGCCTGTTTCGCCCGATAATCCCTCGACTAACTCGCGTTGCTTATCCGTTAATGACATCCGCAGTACGCGGTCGATCGCCTCTTCGTCCGTCTCCTGCGCAGCCTTCTTCCGTTTAGCTGCGTCTGCTACCCGTTCCGCCGCTCCGTCATCCGCAGGCGGCCGTAAGTTTAGCGTTAGTTTCGGTACGATATACGCTCACTCCTTTCGTTGGATTGCGTGAAGCTAGCGTTTACGCGGCGTCCACCTCCTCTGCGCGGTCGAAGCGTTGTTCTACCGGGACGATAAGCGTAACTTCGTCGATTTTCATTGCGGAGTATTTATTATCTTCGCGGTCTACGCCGAGATGCGTACTCCCTACGTCCTTAACCGTTCCGATTTCGTGTTTATGCGTGTGCACTCCGACCCCAGCCACGATATCGCCTCGCTTATACTCGTTCACCTTACGTCCGATCGCGCTCCACTTCGTCTCCTCCCGTCGTCTAGCCTCTTCCTCCGCTTGCTTGCGTTCGATCTCCGCGATTTCGGCTGCGGTGAGTTTTACGAGTTTGTCTGCGTCGATGCACCCCAAACGGTTAGTAGCCGCGTTGGTTACGTAGAAATCATGCATACTTGCGGTAGCGTCTATTTTCAATACGTCTCCTGCGTTATGTTCGCAGTATCCAACCACAACCTTTACGTAGTCTCCGATCGCGAATTGCGCGGTGAGAGCTGCGCGTTTAGCGGCCGACACTTCTTCGTTTGTTGCGCGGACTAACTCAGACGCTGTAAACCAGCCCGCATTATTACCGTCGGTGAGCGTAGCCTTGAACGGTCTATACGATTCGTCATCCTGCGTGATCTTAACGATACTTCCTTCGACAACGCCGCTCTCAGCGTACATTTGCGTGAAGTCTACAACACGCGCATAATCTCCGACGGCCAGGCGTTCAGGTTGCGTAGGCTCCGCGGACTTTGTTACCGGTTCGAGTACTACGTATTCATTTCCGTGTTCCCGATGTTGGTAGAAAATTATGCCGTCGATGTCGACCTCTTCCGCATACCAAATGTCTCCGGCTCCATCCACCCTGCTCACCGTCAATACGTCACCTTCGGAAAACTCTTCGTCTGAACGATGTACGTTAGTAACGCGGATTTTCTCGCCTACGTTAGCTTTACGCTTAACCTCGCGGTATTCAACCGCCTTCTCTTCCGCTACCTTCTCGTAGACTTCGTAATCCTCGCCGCCTGCGTCGTACTCGTCCCCGTCGTCATCTTTAATCTGCGGATCGTCGCAAGAATCAACCTCGCATACAACGTACAATTCCGCTTTGGTCAAGTAGCTGGAACGGCCCTCATCCGTAAACTTAATCGCATCGCCTTCGTTGACATCACGGTCAACTTTGCGCCATGTTGCGCCTTCGAACATGACTGTGTCGGACGCGGTTGCGGTAGCCGGTTCGGAGATTGGCGCGTATACTTCGTAATTTTCTGAGTTACTCCGGAGTTGGTAGTCGCCTCTTTCGTCTCCTTCGTTGTCCGCGAACACAGCGTCGCCGCATGAATCCGAATAGACCGCGTAGAATGCGCCCATATCGATGTCATCATCATTTTTGAGCGCCTTAACGATATCGCCCGCTTGCGCCTTACGGTCAACTTTACGATAAGTCACGCCGTCCACTGTTACTTCTACTGCCGGAATTACCACGTTAAGTTTAGCCATATTATTCATCGTTCTCCTTCGCGTGGGCTGTCTTTTACGACCTCCGCCCGGTATTCGTATTAATCCGTTTACTTACGTTAGGCCGCCGCAACCATTCCGCGATTCAGCGCTAACGATAACTCTACCCAACGCTCCCTAGCGCGGGCCTCTGCGCACCAGTACTCTCCGCATAATCGATTCTCGAACATGAACACGCGCGGCATTTCGCCATCGACCGCCCACACGCCAACAATGTAATCAGCGTCGGATAAGTCGTACGTCGTTCCGTTCCCTTTTCTTGCGTAGACTACGAGGTCGCCGCCGCGGTCCATACGCTGTCGCACCGTCTTAACCTGAATCTTAGCGTATTCACCTGCTAATGGATCACGCGCCAGGATATCGTAAGCTTCGTCCGTCTCCGCCTTGTGGACCGTCCATCCGTTAGCTAACAGCGCAAGACGCGCCGCCAGCTCCGAATACTTTCCGGTAATTTCCGTTACATGTGCCACTTATTCGTCCTCCTCGTCGTACTCGTTTTCTATCGTTCGTGGCGCTGTGAATCCGATAATTGGCGAACCGTCTGCGTTCTTACCTGGCGTTGGTCCTGGAGAAACCGCAGCCGCGATATTCACGACGTAATCAATACCAGTTAGCTCGCGGATCGTATTTACGAAATCGGATACGTTGACCGCGGCTTGCGGCAATTCAGCCGCTCTACCTACGTTGAGTGCTACGGTCAATTCCGACGATACAACTTCGTAGCTTACTTCGGTTTCTTCGCTCATATCTCCGCCTCCTTGACGTTTAATTAGAACGGCAAATCTTCGTCGCTGATATCGATAGGCGCGTCATTATCGGATGGAGCTGGCGTATTACTTGCGCCTGGCAAAACGGACTTATCGATATGGGCCGGATCAGCCTCGTTCAACAGCGCGATGATATCGTCTTCGTCACGGAAGTTTGCGAGCTCTTCGTACGGGAAGTCGAATCCTACAAATTGCGCTGCATCTACGGGAACCTCCGCGTCACCTGATCCGAGGGAATACGATTTGCCATCGGACGTTTTTGTAATCGTAATGACGTCGCCGACCACCGAATAATCCTTCGAGAACTTCTTCGCTGCCTTTTCGAGCTTGTCGTAGTCTCCGATCAAGTTCATCGCGTGGAACTCTTTGATATCGAGCACTCTCCACGTCTGATATTCGAGATCGAACACCGGAACCATGAAGTACAATTTGCGTTTAGCCTTCGCTTTGCACGAAATGCACGCACCACCGTTAGGCTTCGTAAATCCTTTCAACTCTGCGCCTGTTCCGCGTGGTGAATGCAAGCACGTGTGTTTCTTAACGTAAGTGGCCCGCGTTGCAAAGTCGCCGTCCTCGTGGCAGAAGTAGAAGAACCAGCTATCGGGATCTGCGAGCATTACGAACTGGCGGCCTTCTTTCAATTCGGAGCCGAGACGTACATAGCGCGTAATGCCTTCCGGAAGTCCGTCGTTCAAGCCGTTGCCTTTCGGAGTTTGACGGTCTTCCTCACGTTGTTTCAGTTGGTCGCGGATACTCATGCAATCACGTTCCTTTTCGGTTTATTTCGAACGGGGATTGCGCTACTGGATACGAGTGCACTCCGTATCGTTCGCGGCTTACTCTTCGCCAGCGGAGTTATCCGCCTCTACGTGTTAAGCGGATCTTGAATGTCCGCTCCTGTTCCACGGGTCCCACGCCCGCTGCACGGCACTAACCGGATATGTGCGAAATCTCTACGTCTCTAGTTAATACCGCGCAGCCGACGCAGGGCCGACTTGGTACGCTATTTAATAGGTAATGACACGGTTTAAATTACCGCGGCATAACTCTCGGCCGCCTTTAAAACATCGCGTCTAACGCGGTTTATATCGCGCTCCACCTCTGTTATCCGCATAGTCAGCGCGTTAACTCTCGCATGGCATGCGTTGCGCTTAGCGTCTGACCTCGCTCCTAATGCTGCTGCCCTCAGTTCGCACACTTCCGTTTCCATCTGCGTACGCAATTCGAGGAGTTTGCGTTCTTCGGCGAGAGCTCTCCGCTTATGCTTGCGCAGCTCTTTATCCGCTAACCTTTCGATAACTCCGCGCCATTCTTTTTGGACGCTCGCTTCACGTACGGTGATTACCGCGTTATCCGCAATGGCAACGAAGATTACGACTTTGCCGGATGTGTAAGCGCGGCGCATCTTGCCGGAATCGTCCGGAATACATCCGATAAACGACGCGGCATCTAGTTTCTGCGCGATCCATTCCGTTACCTGAACGTCGCTGCCGCGGACATTAAACCGTTCACGGACACGCTTAATTGCGTGGGAAGTTGCGGACCATCTTAACGGATTCTTCACGCGATCACCCGTCCTCTCCGTATAGAGCGCGCGTCGATATAATCCGCGGCATCTTCGTACTCTGCGACGGCTCCGTTGTACCAAACGTCAGGGTATCGGCGAGACTGGTGACGATGTTTCGGTGAGATTTCGTTAAGAAAACGTGAAACTTCGTTGTTATATGAACGTATATTTAACATGTGAGCGCGTTTCAAAGCGGCCACCTCCGGGTATAATATAGTTAGATAGCGTTGACAAGCGTTATCAACCGTGGTAACATGCTAATTGTGAGTTAAGCGCGTTACCAAAGATTTACAACATACATATTGAAACAGCATTGTTTAATTGTTAAGAAAGTGTGATATACTCTTTAACGAACAAGGTCGGGTTTCGTGCCTGAAACTCCGACCGCGTTTATGTTAGATTGCGCACGCCAGCGCTTTCTGACATTCAGATCTGAATCTTGTGATGGACTTGCGGTGCGATTCTGCTTTACCACCGAATAGGAGCGCCAACTCCGCAGCGGTTGCAGTAACGCTATGCCCTGGTTCTGACCAAGCTTTCAAGATCGCCAACTTCTTCGAGTCGCCGGCCGCCAAGCCGGTGATTCTTTCGTTATACATCAAATCTTTATCGACGATCGCCAAATCGTCTTGTATTTCGAACTCCGTGTATCCGTCGGTGTTTTCGTTATGTACCATCGGCACCGTAACGTATTCATCCGCTTTTGTCTTCGTACTGTAACGTTTAGTGGTTCGACCTAACCTTCTCTTCACGAAGTTGACGACCAATTGTGGTAAGTCGCCTTTTTCGGCTTCAAACCTCATTACCGTATCTTCGATGATCTTGAAACACTCGTCTTCAAAATCAGCCTGGTTAAGTCGGTTACGGTTATAATCCGACATTTGGTGAATCATCTTCTGAAAGTGAAACTTCACTTCCCACATCGCGTCTGAGTCACCATTCTTAGCATTCACAGCTAAGATATTCAATTGTTGGTTATTCAACATTTATCAGCTCCTTGTTTTGGTTACATAGTATATAAGGACACGAATCTTTGATATTGGGACATTGTTCTGAATTCTTTTTTTTTTATTCTTGTTGTTGGAGGGTTTTATGTATGAAGTCGGTAGGTGCCGACTTCGGGAGATACTTAAGTCTAAAAGGATGACACAGGTAAAGTTGGCTGAACTTACTGGGTATAGTAAGCAACAGATCAACAACTGGATTAACCGCCAGCATGTAGTAGGTGTAATGGGGTTAGAGGCCCTTCGCACCATTTCGGAAGCTCTTAACCTGGACTCTCCTTATGAACTGTATGAGATGAAGAAGTTACCGCACTCTCCCGAAGAGGCTGCAAGCGAGTAGTTCGCTTGTACCGACTAATAGTACACAAGTTTGTGTACTGCCTAATATTACATGATATGACGATATGTGTCGATACTATGTTGCGCCGTTATGAAAATATTTCTTCTAACAGCGTGTGCAACCGTATTCTGTACCGCCATCTCATCGCCTACTTCGTTCGCATCCTTCGCGCCATCCGGCCACCGCGCGTCATATAACTCGCAATATCCGCGCATCTTAGCCGCAACCTCTTCACGTAGCTTCTCACCGGCCGCATCGTTATCCGTCCCGATCACAAGCGCCGTCACCGGAGACATACGCAGCATTTCCGCCTGGGCATCCGTAAACGTAGACCCACCGACAGCTATCGCGGGTATTCCGCAGCTCCACAGATATAGCGCGTCGGTTTCGGATTCTACGATAACAACTCGCGCAACCTTCCGCGCATAAACGAGGTGAATCCCGTATATCATGTTACGGACAGGCGCGCCGCCCTTAGCGTACCAGAACGCCTTGGACCACGTTGCTCGCCACTTTGCGTTAATAATCGCGCCATCCGGAGCGTGCCACGGCATGACTACCGCATTCTTTTCGGTATCAAATCCGCAATCGAATGCGCGCTGTACTTCCGGATCAATTCCGCGTCCTGTTAGATACGGAACGGCTACGGTCTTATACGCGCTCACATCGATCGGCTGCGGCTTAGGCGGCGGACCTGGCGGTACGAGTTTGATCCGTAGTTTAGGCGGACCATCTTCCGTTACTTCACCGCTTATTAACTCTTCGCGCGCCTCTTCGTATGTAATATTACGGAGGAACGCGTAGAGCTTAACGGGGCCGCCGCGGGCAAAGTCCGGATTATTTGCGCCTGAGTCACGCCAGCAACCGAAGTCGGCCGAATCCGGATCGATGATTACGCTAAATGACGGCGTCTTATCATCGCGGAGACCGAACGGTGAAGATGCGTTGAGACGGCCGCGAGTATTCGGTTGTACATTGCGCCAGTCATGCGTGTCGATTGCGGCAAGGAACGTGTCAACGTTTATCTTAGTTGCCAATCAAGCACCTTCTTTCCGCGAGCGCTTGTGCTCCTTTTTCAGTCTTGCGTGAGCCCACTACCTTGAATCCTAAACTCGCGTTTGATTCGATGTGCTCAGGATGAGTAATAATCACGTCGTTGGAGCTCTCCATAACGGTGTAAACTAATTTCACATTGCCCATATATTTGTCCTCCCTTCCTATTGCTCCCGATACTCATTTCGTGTATTATTGGGTTAGAAGTACGCGAAATAAGATTTCGTGTCATCATCATAACGAAATAAGATTTCGCTGTCAATAACATTCAGGAGGAAATTATCATGGCTGAACTTAAAAGCAAAATTAGAGAATTGCGGGAGGCTCGCGGCTTGTCTACACAACAACTTGCCGATATCTTAGGCGTGAGTCAACGGCAGGTTCAGCTCTATGAAAAAGGTGAATCCGTTCCTAAAATTGAAGGACTTATCATATTAGCCGACCTGTTCGGAGTGTCAACGGACTATCTGCTCGGCCGCGAAGCGTAGGCGGTTAAAATCCGCTCACGCTCGCAAACTGTTCCGCCTGCCCTTGCGTATCTAACTCGCGCACCACACCGTAATTCGGCAGGTATACGATCTCGACACGTGTATCCTCGCCACCGTTCCGCCCTTTCTTAATCCACACCGCGCCGCGTCCTTCCTTATTCAACGTATCTACACCGAGCAGGTTCGTAGCGTCTTCGAGTATGGCTTTCGTCTTCTTAACTTCCCCACGCTTAGGCGCAACTAATTCGCGATCTCCGTCCGCGTTCTCTTCGTCTTTAACCTCGTCAGCTTGCGTTACTACGTGTACGACGGTCTTTAGTCGGCCCGCCATTCTCCGCAGCTTCTTCGATGTTTCCGCAACGTCACCGCCAGCCGTTCGCGATGTGTTCGCCTCGAAATCCATCAAATATATCGGATCGACTACGACGACGTCCGCATCCACTTCGGTTATATCCGTTTCCAGATTCGCAATGCCGCGATTAATGAAACCTTCGCTATCAGTTGCGCGGAGTAGGATTTTACCCGGAATGATTTCGTTAAGCGCCGCGACAAACTGTTCGAGTCCGCGTTCGTATGCGTCGTCCAACTTACCCATGAGCATACGCTTGTTATCGAAGCCCACCGTATAGTCAACGCCGTCAATCCGTTCAACTGTACCGCTAACCCTCGCGGAGATAGACGAGTAGGCTCGCGCCATCCATTCGAACGTACTCATTTCGAGTATCCACAGTAAGACAACCGCGCCTTGGAACGCGGATTCTAACGCCTCCTCCATTACGATAACGGACTTACCGCGGCCGGACCGCCCATACCATGCGTACATATTTCCGGAAAGGTAGCCGCCGATCGCTTCGTTAATGGAGTCGAATTTGCTAGTCCAAATCTTAAACGATGTGCCGGATTTACGTGCGCGATACTCCGCCAAAAACTGTTCGCCTGACGTGGAAATATCCGTAATCTTCGGAACACTTGTTCGTGTTTCCATTTTAATCCGCGAAAGTGTATCGGTCAAGCTATTAATGAACGCTTCCGTCGGCAAGGTCTCATAAGACTGCGCGAACGCTGGGCTGTTAATATATTCCGCGAAGTCGCGCTTGCCGGACGCATCTTTTAGTTCACCCGCTAAGTACTCGAATGAGTCCGTAACCTCCGGAAGGTACATAACCTTACGCACATTGTCGGCGAAAGTTGCGTACGATGGCGCAGCTCCGCCATTTTCAGCCGCGTACTTAACGATGAAATCGTAAGCCTCACGTTCGCCTGGCGTCGGAAAGTCCGATCGCTTCACGTTATACTTCGCGAGGGCCTGCGTTGTGCCTTCGTCAATCAACTTAGATAGCAATTGCTGACCTGTAGCTGCCATAATTCCTTACACCTCCTGTTTTACACCGCCATGACATATATCGTCAAATCCCGTTTTAGGACAATTTTCCCCCTTGACAACGTAAATACTGTTCGACACCAATTCCAGAATACGTAAGATACTGGACGTAATTAGGTGAAAAGCGGTCTAAAATATGATTGTCAATCCGTTTGTCAAGTCGCATTTTGTCGAAGTGCGTGTCAATGGCATTTACAGCGTAATTGATAAACTTCCAAATGCTCTCGTTTACTGCCATTTTCGTTTTCACGCTCTCTTTAAGCCGCGATGACTTTTTCCGACAAACTCGCGTTCGATACAGCGGTCACGTATCCGGTCTATCAATCGCGGCGTAGTTTCGCGTAACACCGTCCCGAGGTCTTTTAACGCAACGTTACTCGTATACACCGTCACCAACTCGTTAGTCACGCGATGATTTATAATACTGTGCAAGTCGCTGCGGAAACCTTCCGTATCTTCACGCACTCCGATGTCGTCAAGCACCGCAAACGGGGCGGCCTTAGCGTGCTGCATTTGCGCGTAATATTGGCGTGCTGCAGGCTCCGCAATGTCGTCCGGTACTTTGGGTCGGTTGAACTCCGTATAGAGCGTTTGCCACGCGTTTACATCGAGAAAATACGCCGGCCGATCCAACGCTTGCCTGTTACGCTGGATTGATCCGATATAATGACGTACGATGTATTCGCCGATTATCGCAGCCGCCGTCGTAGTCTTTCCGGTGCCTGGCCCCGCGCTATAAAAGTACAGCGATTTGATCGGTTCCTCCGGTGACTCTTCGAATTGGCGAACGAATGTCTTAACGTACTCCTCCATCGCGCGGTATATCGACGCCTGGTCCGTCCGTGCGGGCGAATTGGCAAGCGTTAAGCCGCGATAACCAGACGGTAGATTTGCCGCGCCTACACGTCCACCTGCGCCGTTCAAGCCGTGCACTCCGATAAATGATCCGCACAGCTTCGTACATTGCGCGGAATCGGCTAACGAACAGTGCTGCGCTAGTATGCAATTTTTAGCGTTGGACAATTGCGTTCCTCCTTTTCCCAATCGTATCATTTTCGCGACACATGCTCTGTCAACGTATGATCGATATTTCCCGCTATCGTAGTCCTGTCGCGGTGACTTTCGAAAGCGCGGTAACCCGATACGAGGCCGTGCTAAAATAAATCGATAATCTCTTCGTCAGTCAATGCGTTGTTATCCGCACTATCACCGCAATACTCCGCCTGTTTCTCCGCTCTCGCCTGTTCCGCCAGCACCTGCGGTATGATCCGCGGCAAAAGATACGCAATCAAGAATCCCGCCGTCAATTGCGGATACTGCGGCGATACTCGGTGCTCTCGGAATGCTCGCGTAATTGTCTCGCGTAGGGCTGACGGCCCATATTGCGTAAGTGCGCGCTTTAGCTGGCCTTGTTCAAATCCGTGTCCGCGCATCGGAACGTACACGGTAACTCCGAATTGCTCGCGGTTGAGATCGGATACCATCGCCTGCAGCGTGAGTACGTTCCATTGTTCGAGCGGAAGGTTGCGCCAGTCCTTGCGTTGGTCTGCGGTGATCTTTGGTTTAGGCGGCTTCTTAGTGCGGTGCATCTTCGCGGCCTCCTTTAACGGCGAACACTTCCGTAAACTTCTCGTAAGCATATTCGCCTAGTTTCCGTCGTTTACCGCACGTTTCACAGGCGATTTCATATTCAATCTCGTCAATGTGCGGCGTCCAATCGGAAGGCTCAACCATTCGCATGTCCAAAAGTCTCCAAGAGTGATAACAGACCGGCTCCTTCGGCTTTGGTGCGCGTTTCTTTAGTTTAAAGTCCCACATCGGCGACCACCTCCGTACTAAGCTTACGAACATGCTCACGAGCACCAAGGATAACGTAATCCGTTCCGCTAGACAGCCGTGTTTGTTGAATCCTTCCGTCATCTAGCGCGGACACCAGCGCCTTGAGCCAGCGGTGAGACTCCGTTATATCTACGTATTCTCCCGGCGATGCATCTAACGCCTCCTTCGCAATCCGCGCCATTTGGGAACGTGGCATCATCGCATTTCTGCGGTCATCAAATCGGTAGAGTACGGAGCGAAGACGATCAATCTCCGCCTCAGCTTCTTTCAGGCGCGATTCTGCCACGATCGCCCTACGGATAGCTTCCGGCCAAGCTTCGCGTGATTCTGCGATATATTCCGGAATACCTACCGTATAGCTGTTCGCGATAGTATCGAGTTCTCCCGATCCTGGCGGAAATTCCGCACATACATCCTTACCGTGCATAACGAACCACTTGCCGGGCGAAGCGTTTTCCGCCGCTTCACATAGCGCAAGATCCGCGTATAAATCCCGTTTAGATTCCGTTGTCATCTCGTTGACACCTCCGTAGTATAAGTGGACTAGCGTATTTGTTCAAAGCTTAAAATCGGCGGTTTCGCTTATCACGAGCATTTTTACTACTTCTCGCGAAATGCTTTAAATGTAGAATTTTTTCCACGTATTGAATAAAAATTTATCCAACTTGTAGAAAATCTCCAACTTCGTAGGTATTTAGACGGATTTTCTAACTTTCGCGATAAATCAAGGTACTCCGTATATCTCCCGAATTCTCCCGTTTTCTTACAAATTCATTCCGGGAATTGTCCCGTTGATGAACGCGTAAAACCACAGCGCTACGATAAACGGCCAGAACACAACGATCATCCAAAACGTATTGGGTGTAATCGGAAACCACACGCATAATACCGCCGCGAATACGATTCCGAATAGTACGTGCTGAACGTACAAGTTGTCGAGTATGCGCCAGATAATCGCCTTCTTCACGCGTTCACTCCTTCGATTTTGACGCCGAGCATCGCGACTGCATAACGGATTCCGTCCGCCATTCCTGAGCTGTACTCGGTGATTGATCCGTTGCGCCATACGAACTCCTTGCGGATCTCCTCATGTCGGATATCTTCCGGACTCTTTTCACGCTCGTACCCGTTTATTAACGCGGCGAGCAACGTATCGAACGGAATGGTGTGCAAGGCTAAAACGCCGACCATCGTATGATCCGGATCAAGTACGAATTGGGCAATACGTTCGTTGCTCCATCGGTGTTTACGTGCTCTCTCGATCGCGTCCGCAACCTCGGCGGAAATTACCGGTTTATTTACGTTACTCATTCGCGTCATCTCCTCCGTTTTGTTTGCGATAATATTCGATGATATCGTCGATTGTTTCGAATGTTGGTGCGTTGTTAATTTGGTTCATATGCGTTAATCCTCCTTAGCCCGCAAGTAAGCGCTCAATGTACGCGACTCCTCGCGCGGTCACCATCGTTACAGGTAGCGTAAATTTCACTTCGTCGTTACCTTTTACCGTTTGTTTCACGGTGAAATAGCCGTCATTAACGAATCGCTGATACGGTTTATTCCCGTTCATCAAAATGTCCCGATCGCGCAGTTCGGCGTACAGCCTGTTCCGTCCCCAGCCAAGAGATTTAGCAACGTCACCCATCGTTTGTAGTCCGTCCGCCGAAATGAACGTGTCGAACGCTTCAACTTTCGGAGCCTGCTCGATTAGTCTAGACTCGGCCACTATTCGTGCGCGTCGTTCCTCTGCTAACCTCGTTACTGTCTTTAGTAACAATTCAGGGTCGTCCAGAAGAGAATCTGTCACGTACATCCCGTTCTTACGGATAGATGGCAGTATCTCATCGAAAACCCACCTCTCAAATGCTACCGCACCTGGAAGTTTGGAGCGAGCAATGAGTCGGTACACGTTCCCCTCTGAGATGAACTTCATTTGCTGCGTTCCCCCGGATGTAAGGACTGGGTGAATCACCGCCCCCTCTGATTTACAGTGCTGACGTACCGCAGAGTTGGGGTCTTTGTATCCTAGCGCCAAGGCAACCTGAGTAGCACCAAACATCTCTTTACCTTCGATAGTTACAATCTGGATGCTACCGAACATTTCGTGATCGAATACTTGGGGTTTATCCACCAACATACGTATCCCTCCCGTAATTTAACCGTGTTTTTAGCGCTTTTCCTCCGTACCCTACCGAATACCCTCCGCCTACCTCTACGCGCCCATCTTCACGCTAAACTCAGGCGATAATCCAGCGTTAACAGCCGCGACTATAACCGTAGTCGTTTCGCGAATTGCCGCGCCAAGTTCCGTCAGATTCGTTACTTCAAATTCCGTAGCCGTTCGCATCCTCACGCTATCGATAAGCGCGGTCAGGCCGGCGGTCGTCAGCGGATAATATGCGATCTCGTCCCACCGTTCACGGAGCGCAGGTGGCGTTGCGTCAGGGTCCGGCTTGTATCCGGGCGCCTTCGTTGGATCGACGATCTTGCGCTGCAGGACGATGAAGTTGCGGTCGTCCGTTTTGAGTGCGTAATTTTGCGTGATTTTAACGTTGTTTAACATGCGGAAACACCTCCGGTATATTTGTGACTAGCGACGCGTAATCGACGTATATCCACGCGATTATTACGGTGATTCCTAGGACGTAGGCGGAGATGGTTGCGTTGAGTCTGCGGTCTGATCGTTTCATAGTCGTCCGTCCCACGAGTTGAATGCGTCGATGGCGGCGGACTTGCGTTTGGCTTGCGCCCGGCCTTCTAACGCGGCGACTCTATAATCGTGGAGTTCTGCGCGGTAGTCTTCGTATGCTTGGCGGGCGATTGCGACAAAGTCCGGATTGCCTTCCTCGTAAACGCCCCGTCCGTCGTCGTAGGTGGTTCCGAATATCCGGCGGTATCCGAACCATTTACGTGGAACGTATAGGCGGCACTCAGCGTAACTCCGAATCCATCCGCCCGACCATTCGTCAATAGTGACGAGAAGCTCCGTGCCGTCTTCGGCAGTGACGGGAAATTTCGCGAGGTTGCGATTTGACATAACGTGATTCCTCCGTTTCTTTTATAAGTGCGGGTTACTCAGCGTTCTTGCCGCGCTTCTTCTTGATTACGAGAGCTAGGATAACGGCTAACGCGCATAAAAATACGACTTCTCCGAAGATACTTCCGTCCAATGCGATGTAGTACTCTTTGCCCTCTACCAGTTTAAAGTACATAAAGTATCACCTCCTCTTCATCATTTACTGCGCGGATAAATATGCTCTTATCTAATTCGTCCCGCGCAGTTTAGTTTGCGATAGCAAAATCAACTGAGTGGTAATGTTTTATCTAGTTCTTAGTGGCTCTTGTTTAAGGTGGTTATAGTTAGTGCCACGTTTACCAAGATGATATTTACCATGTCGGCATAGTTGTACATGGGTCTTATGCAGACTTATAATTACCTCTCAGCCGATTTGTCTTTGCTCTATTGCATGAAGGCTGGAAGATCTTGATAGCATAAGCTTCGTATATTTCTTGATCGCAAATATCAGGTACAAAGAATCCTACTACACGAATGTTATCACCTACCAAGTCGCGAGTTGACTTTTCCTTTCCGAGGAGATGATCCGTTACTCGTTGATTCAGATTAATAGACCTACCAATATAGAAAGGTTTGTAATCCTCCTGGCAAATGTAGTAAACACCTTCGGACTTCCACGGCAAATGCGACTGAACTAGCTGATAATACTTGTCTGACTTACTTCTACTGTTGCCCGCAGGCTCCAACTCCCCGGCTATGCCAAAATCGAAATCAAACTTCGGCAACTCAATGTTAATCACGCGGTTTCCTCCTTTATCTTCTCTGGTTCCGATTCAAAGATGGTTAATTGACTGATCGGTAAAACCGTATACCTCGTACTCTCCCACCTTCCGTTGTGCTTATCACGTTTCCTTATCGTTTGGATTACCGCTCTCCCCCGCCACCTGTACGCGACTAGGTTTTTAACGTACTTATTCGCTGTCGTCCGGTTGACTCCGAGATGCCTTGCGATCTGGTCCTGCGTCGGATAGCAGTTACCCGCCGCATCCATAAACGAAGCGATTACGCAAAGCGTCGTCCAATTCTGCGCGCCCATACTCGCAATGAGTCCGGCCTTAGCGGCGTCGACGTACATTTTAACGAAGATGCGCGTTTCGGTTGCGCCGGATGTGACGGAGAATTCCGTCTGGGATTCGACGGAGACTAGGCGTTGGGACTCGGTGATCTGCGTCATTATGCTGCGTCCTCCTTTCGCGTAATATCGTTGTTATCCGTATTATTGCGTTTGCCTGTTACGCCTAATGCGGATAGTTCACGATCGAGAAACGCTTCGATTTCGTCGAACTGCGTATGTTTGATACGGATTAACGGAATGCCGTTAGCGCGGCAATACTCCGTTTTGATGGCGTCGTTGCGTTGAACTCTGCGGAATTCACGTTCCGCCCAATCGTCGCCCCTACCCGCAAAGTCTACCGGACGGGAGTGCTGCTCTCCGTCGTACTCGATGGGGATAACGCTGTCTGCGACTATTACCGCCGCGTCGAACGGGAGTGCGCGTTTATGGCGGCAGTCGTCGAATTTATATCCGCGAATGTACTCATACCCTCGCGCAGATAAGTACGTTGCGATGCGCGTCTCACCTTTGCTGGCGGCGCATTCAGGGCACCTAGTTCCCCGTAGGAAACTGTTAGGCTTTACTGACCACCTATGCCCACATATGTTGTGTCTCATTTGAAGAGGGGTCAGAGCTCTTAGATATTTTCCCAACACAGTGTACTCATCATCCACAAGATCAAACACCTCAGTAATAAATATCCCATGAGGTTTTGGAGGGCGGCTCACGGCACATTCAGGACATCTGCTCCCACTTAGGAAATTGTTCGGCACTACCAGCCACTTACGCCCACATGTGTTGTGTCTCATTTGAAGAGGTATCTTACTTGCTGTATATTCACCCAACACCTCATACTCATCAGCTACAAGATCAAACACCTCAGAAACAAATGTGTCATGGTTCTTTTTTCGGCTCTCGGTACATTCAGGGCATCTGCCCCCACTGAGGAAGCTTCCCGGCCGTAGAGGCCACTCATGACCACAGGTATTGTGCCTCATCTGAAGCGGTGTCTCATTTGTTACGTACTCCCCCAACACCTCATACTCAGTACAGGTGACCTCGCGAACGTGATCTCGATATAAATCAGGCGACCACGCCCTGCGGCGCTTCGCTCCCGGCCTCCGTCTACACTCCTTACAGTGGCTTTCATACCCGTGATACTTGGTTTTGTTTACGTGGAATTCAGTTAGAGGCTTCGGATTCCCCTTACACTTCGTGCACACCTTCGCGTCAACCTCGACGCCGTCTAACGTCAGCTTAACGAGCTCAACACGCTTCCCTCTCGCCATGTTTCCGTCTCCTCTCCGATTTGCTTTATATCTTATATAAGGACACGGAATCGCGAAGTTGGGACATCGTAGGCAAAAAAAAAAATAACGCACATCTCCGAAGAGACATGCGTCAGTGTTTATCGTTTTATTTTACGCGGCTTTTCTAACTTACCAATTACCGCGTTTAACGGAGAGAACTCGTCATGGTTCTTCTTCACGTTCTTATCGGATAGATGCGTGTAGTGGGCCGTCATACGGCCGTCAGCATGCCCGAGAATGACTTGCAGGTGGCGTTGCGACCCGCCTTCCTCTAAAAATAGCGTCGCACCGGAGTGACGAAGTAGATGTGGATATACGCGTTTCTCTATTCCGGCTCGATCCGCATACTTCTTCAATTGATGGCGGAAGTGATTCGGGAGCAAGCGTTCTCCGTAGTTGTTTAAGAAAATGTACTCGCTGTCGAACTCCGTAGTCTCACGGATCAATTCCTGCAGCAACTTGGCGGTTCTTTTGGTGATCGGTACAACGCGCGGCTTACGTGACTTCGTTATCTCTCTTCGTAGGGTAGCGTAACAGGCGCTCAGGTCAACGTCTTCTTTGCGTAAGGTCAACGCCTCGTCTACGCGTAGCATTCCGTCAATTAACAGGTTCATAACGACGAAATCTCGGAAGTCGCTATAGTTACGTTGATTAGGCGCTTTAATGAGGAGATTCATTTCCTCCGCGGTCAGTACGTCAATGTCGCGCCCGATATCCTGAACGTTCTTGAGGTATACGAATGGGTCCGCATCAATTACGTCTTCCTCTTTAAGGAACTTAAACATCGTCTTCATGTTCTTTATCCGCGTGTTAATTGACTTCGGTAATAAACCGACCGTTCGCGCAGACTCAGGAACGTTACAATTATCGCTAAACTTCCGCTTCTCGTCACGTAGCCAGATCACGTATTCGCGGCCAACCTCTACGTCAACGTTCCGGATATCACGGATAATACCTCGTTCGTCCAGAAACTCGCAGAAGTATGTAAAATTCTGAACGTATGTTTTTAACGTATTCTCTGCGCGGCCCTCAGACTTCTTCGCCTGATAATAGTAGTCGAACAGGTAATCCAACGAGTATTGAAGGCGCTCAGACGTCCTCCCCTTTTTAACTGCGCGGCCCTTCCGTTTATCTTCGCTCAAACTAAAAAACCCCTTCCGATATTCTACGGAAAGGAACGATTTATGTACGCATATCTACGTTAATTCTAAGCGGATATCCGCTGATGTCACCGTAACAGTCAACGCTACAGTCACCGGACATTCTACGGAGGGAAAGCGGGTTTTTAGCGAGTAAGCTGCCAGCGATGCGCTCTCCCAGCTGAGCTAAGGCCCCGTTTTCTACTCCGGAATGTCAACGGTCAGTCAGCGTACAAACCGCGTTATATCAACGTTTTGTCAGCGTTCAGTCATCCGTTCGTTTTCTTTCCGCTCGATTAATATATCACACGGGAGCGCATCGCTGCAACTATTAATTTCGCATATCTGCGTTATCTGAACCTCGCGACGCCGCGAGGTTTTCTCGCGCTTGCCTCCTCCGCCACTCCCGCGCTATACTAGGAACAAACGTTCTATTACGCCCACTAACGAAGGAGCCTCGCCTTATGATCGATATCACCCCGGAAGACCGCACGCTAATCAAATCGCATATTATCCTCCCGCGAGTCCTCACCGCATTCGAACGGGACATCGCGCTCATCAACGAGACGCTTAAGACGCCGGGCCCGTATGTCGACGTCATTGCGGAGGCCCAGCGGAAGATTACCGCAGACATCTACGAAATCCGCAAGGGCTTCCGTCAGCGTGGCATTAAAGTATACGAAGAGGTAACGGATCATGACGGAGTAGTGGTGCGCTATAAATGTCGCGGCTATGAGTCGCAAATGCGGATTAGGTGGACGATGATGGCGGCGGATGCGAGCGTGGTTATGCGGAAGTATCTCGGGCTGAATACGGATAAGTACGTTGACCCGACGATTCCGGAGTGGTTACAACGAGGGCCGTAAACGCAAAAAGAGCGCCCACCTCCGGAGAGATGAGCGCTAGGTCTTGCGTATTTATTTCGTTAAGTCTATGCGCGTATAATTTGCTCCGCCTGTATCGATCATTTCTGCGCGGACCATTGCGTAAGTTATTTCGGCATCGGCCGGCACTTTATACGTTAGCGTACCCTTTTCGGTAATGCCCGGATTGATTGAAGCGCGGCCGAATCCGCCTGTCTCCGCTTTATACTCGCGTCCATCTACGTCACGCAATACGACTTGGTCCCCGTAAAATGAATCCGCGCTCTTAGTGGCGTTATATGCGGTCAGCTCTAGCGAGACGGTCTTCGTGTCTGTTCCGCTTTTCTCGGAGACTCCGGTTACCGATACGTCAAATGCTCCGATGTTGACC